TGATGTCCCATCTCCTGAAGCTGAACCTTCAGGTGATGGCGTAGCAATGCGTTATCCTCAACAACCAGTACGCGCATCATCTTTTCTCCCTATATGAATGGTATGAATAGTTTAACGCTGATTATGTAGTTTGAAACCAGCGTCATGAAATTAAATGACTTTTTTAATGTTCCCAATCCCTTGGGGGCGTCCTGGGGGCAAAGCTGTCGGCATCTGAGTGTTCAGCATGTTGACCTGGTCCTGGTTCATATCGCCGATCCACTTTGAATAAACCTCATACACCATACGCGCATCCTCATGTCCCATCTGGCTGGCGATAAAGGAAGGGTTAGCACCGGCCATAAGTGTCCAGCATGCATACGTGTGCCGAGACTGATAAGGATTTCTCTCACGTATACCAGAAAGTTTAGTGCCCCGTTTCCATCCATACGAAATCGAATTTTTGGAAAAAAAGCTCTCATTCACTGACGATTTCTTTTCAGGAGAAAATACAAAACGCAGATTTTGTTGCTCGGTTTTGCCGATCTCCCGGTGATGAAAAATGATTTGCTGCCTCGGGTTCTTGCCGGTGTTTTCGAACTGCTCCAGCAGCGCATCATGTGCAGGCTTAAGGAGTGTGATCGTTCTGATGCCAGCATCTGTTTTCGGCGGCACAAATACCCTTTTGTTCGTCAGGCTTCTTGATACATGAATCTCACCTTTTCTCAGATCGATGTCCTCCCACGCCAGAGCACAAATCTCGCCGGGCCTCATTCCCGTATGGACGGCTACAATGATGATCAAAGCCAGTTTTCGGGGAAGGGCGGCAATCAGTGCCTGGTACTCATGAAGTAGAAGCGGATCGGGGTCTGCCTTAGATAGCTTTAGCCTGGATACGCCCTCATAAGGAGCGTGTAATATAAACTGACTTCGATTCGCAAGCTTCAGCATTTCTGATAAAACCGCCATCTGTTTATTTACTGTTGAGGGCGCGCGCCCCTTTTTAACCAGGTTTGGCATTGAAGGGTTTAATATGCAGCCGGTCAGCAGCTCTTTGCGGTAATTCAGAACATCGGCATGCTGAATATCAGCCAAAGGAGTATTTTCCCCCACGACACGCTTCAGGGTGTTAATTGCAGATGTGAGTGAATGTAGCGTAGCCGCTGACACCTCCAGTGCCTTTGTATCTAAGTAGAAGTCGCTCAGTTCTCTAAATGTGGTGATCCGCTTTGTTGATGAAAATTTTTTTAGAGCCTTTGATTCAGGGAAGCGTGCCGCGTAGTTGAACTGGCCTAACTGGATTTCACTCACGATGACCGCGCGAAGGTTTCCCGCCTTCTTGATATTGCTGCTGTTAACCATCCAGCCACGGAGAACTTCGCGGCAGCGAATGCCGCGATAGGTAAACGCAATCCTGATTTTCCCGTTATGGAGTTCGACGCCGGTTGGAAAGTTCATCATGCTTCCTGAATAAATCTATTAATCAGCGGAAAGTTGTACCAGACCAAAGCGCGTTTGCTTTCTCCACCGGGTACTGCGGGTACTCGCTTAAAATGAACCCCTTCAATCCAGCATCCAAGGCGATAAGCTTTTATTTGCCTGTCATCCAGCCCCGTTTTCTCAGTTAGCTTTCCCGCCACCATCCACTCTTCATCAAAAATGATTTGCGCCATGCTTAACTCCATGACGCCGCCACGATACCGTAGCGGCAGATAGTTTATTGATTGTCAAAAATCACCGTCCAAGGCCAGGGAGGCACTAGAGATGCCTGGCGCGGGTCATTGCCGTTGCCACGTAACTACGGGGGCGGTTAACAACCTCAACCGTAATTTTTCTCCCCTGGAACTTAATGGTGTAAAAAGTCTTTTTGTCGCTGCGACCATGCTCGCCATATCTCTCAAAATGGCATTTGAGCGCGGCGGCGCATGCTGGCCCGCCGATACTGTCTCCCTTGCTGCGGTTAATCAGACGCACAGGAGCCTTCCTGATGGTTGATAACGCTGCGGGCAAGCCCGGCGGCCATAGCCGGTAATTCCTCATACTGATTGCAATATGCCGGGTTGGAACATAAGCCCTGCAGCGCAGCAATGGTCAGCTGTTGTAGGTAGGTGACAGACGAAATCGGAGCGTTTTTTTCAGGTGCTGGTTCGGGCTCGTTTTTCGACTTTGCAGTAACTGCGGGCGGATCGAGCACGACAGATTTTGGTGGTTCAGGACGGCGGTACTCTACGATCGCATCAAGCGCTACTTTCTGACGAACGCTGATATCGTCAGACCACTTTTCGAGAATCGTAGTGGCAACGTCCTGCACTTCTTCATCACTGAAATCGGGTGACAGACAAAATTCAGTCGTTGTGATGTCTACAATCAGTAGCGGGAAAAGATGCACAATGTCTTTACCCGTGGTGGTGATGAGATATTCGATTTCGTCTTTATCAACGATATTTGTGCGCCCTGACACTAGCTCGTTTAGTGCATGGGCGATTTCAATCTCGCGATCATTTAATGCTGGTGGCACTTCCTGTTTTTCACCCTCATTTGAGGGAGGGGTATTTAACAACGCATCGACAGAGAAGACTCCGCCGCCCAGGTTCTCCACCCGCGGCTGATCACTGGCTTGCTCTTCTGGTGCTGAGTTAGGGGCGAATGCATCGTTGAGTTCTTTGTCGAGTTTCGCGGCTTTGCCAGGGCAAACTACTGGTAACTCTGTTTCGCCCGGTACAGTCGGTTTGGTTTCATCATGGGAAGCGTTCTTTTTAATGATTTGTGGCATTGGAGAAGAGGACCTGCCACAGGCAATATCGACGATAAGCGGATCAGGGTTAGCATGATCTGATTCTGTCATGACGCGATTGAAGTATTCGCGATGCTTGACACGGTCTTTCCAAATGCCTTCAGGTGCTGTCTTAACCATTGCAATAATCATCGCTCGCGAAATGTCCATTCCACCGGGCGTAGAGATAACCATGCGATACCAGGCCTCGTACTCCTCATTAGTACCTGACAGGCGAATAGTTTCGGCCTGTTGGTAAAGGGAGGGGGGCACGGAGTAAATGTTGAATTCTTGCTTGCGCGCTTTAATACCCAAGGCAATCTCGTTACCCAGACTATCTTTGCTGTGCTTGAAATTACGGTCTGTAGGCGCGCCCGTGCAAAGACGCGCGCCAGAATCAGTGCGAATAATTTCCACTTTTTCACTTACAGTGCTGGAGGCCTGAGGACGCTTATCATCAGGAATGTCAATCCATTTGGCGATCTGCTTTTTAATGTCCGGCCATTGAGCAGACTCTTTTGTGTTCTCACGTAGCCACGCGAGTAACTGCTCCTGCCGTCCTGGTGCTAATGCCAGCGCGCGGGTTTCTTTCCCCAGAGCTTCTGCCAGTTCGCGGGCATAACTTGATTCATCATCATTCAGCAGATCGACGATCTGGCCGTATTGGGCCGTAGTGATGCCAGGGACCGGGCCGAACAGTGCCAGGCAAGCTGCTCGGGATGCCTGGTCGAGCCGCGCAACAGTTTTAATTTCTTCCTGTGCCTTGTTTTCCTCCCAGTCTGATTTTTCATCACTTTCTGGCTGTGGTGCCGCAGCTGGTTCACCGGCATTCACATTCCATACAGCCACGCTGTCGAAAAACTCAGGTGAGAAAACTTCAAGGTCAGGGCAGGGAAGATCTTCGCGGTGCTCCCAGATTTTGACCTTAAAGTAATCATCGATATGTTCAGGCTGTTCGGCCGCCAGCTTACCGAAAATAACGGCTTCTGCGATAGCTTTTGTAGAAGCATTAACAGCAGTGGCGAGGGGTTTTAAACTCGGATGTTTTTTTAATGCTTTATCTTTCGGGAAATAAGCTCCGCCAAATACTTTTAACTCAACAGACATAAGAACCTCTATTAATATTTGAAAGATGATTTTGAATGAAACGGTTTGCGTTGGCCGCGCTTTATCATTTTTAAAACGTCTCGCCTTTCTCTTTTTTCATTGCATTGCTCGCACGAATAAATCGTGCGCTTATACGGATATATCTCCGTTTCCCTTTCATGCATTTCCGATTTTTTGTATTCATGACAACAAACAGCGCAATGACAAATGATGTCATCCATATCAGTTCAGATACTGGCGCTTGTGGTCGTAATAGGACATGCCGCAGGCGTTCTGCGCTGGAGTGAAATCCATAGACAGCAAGCTAATGTTCTTAACAGCGCAACCGGGGCAATGAAATTCGCCGAGCACATAGCCGCCATCAAGCACAACGGTTACAGGGCCAGAAGCTGGCAAATGAACCACGCCCGAAATTGCACCATTAATATTAAATGTCGCAATTTCTTTATTTACGATTGCCAGACCTATTTCAATGGATGTTACTTCTATTTTCATTTTGAACTCCTTAGTTCAGGGTGTGAGAATCCCTGCCGTTAAGGCATGTTTAAATAAATTAGGGTATTAAAGTATTTTCAGATTGCGCTTTTTCTACGCTGAAAAAATCAGAGTTCTGGGTTGCCTTTCTGAGCTAGGAGATAACAGAGATTCCGAATTTTTACTTCAAGCCAATTAAGGCGCACTGCCTGTTGGTGTGATGGTTTACGCTTAAAATCAGTCATGCTGAATTCCTCTTGAAAATATTATCAGTCATTTATTCAAGGCTATATTTTGTGTCTGCCCACAACTGGAAGCACACTCCGCCAGCTAACAAACCAATCCCCATTAGTGCAAGGATGGAGTGAGCTTCCATGTTGTGCGCCTGTCTTTTCACCACTTCAGGCTCGGTGGTATGCTGGAGTTCTCACACAGCCAGCAAGGAAATCTAATGAGCCAGTTTTATGTTCATGTTCGCTTATTTGAAGCTACAGCCGAACAGACAAAAAAATTTGAAGAACTTATGCTTAACTTTCTGTACCAGAAAACAATCAAAGACTCTGACGACGACTGCTGCAGACTGATTCCTGAAGGATACATCCTCAAAAGCACAATGAACTGCCAACAAATCGTCGATCAAACATTTGCGATTGCCAGCAGTGCCGGAGTTAACGCAAATATCTTTGTCTGTAAATTTGAACAAAGCTCACACTTACTCCCATCAGCTGCAATGGTTGGCAACGATTTCGTTCGTCACGATCTTACGCCTAAGCCCATCAAGCTCGATTCTTAATGCCTTAACCATTGTTTCATGGAAAATCAAGTTCACCCCACCAGGCTCTGAGGTGAACTTGATTTTCTTCTCTGCCTCCTTGAAGAAATCGTCCATAGTGGCGGGCTGATTTACAACTTCGATGGTAGCCCCAACGGCGCAGGCTTCAATCCGCTCATTAATGAGTGCCAACTGACCCTCCAGCTCCGCCTTGCTTTCACGCAATTCACGAAGGCGACTTAATGAAAGGTGCTTGTCTGCAATCCACGCTGCTAACTGCTCGTCATTCAAACCGTTGGCAATGATCGTTGGTTCTTTTGGTGATTCCATTGCTTTCTCCCTTGTTCACCCTTATCGCCGGGTAGGCGGAACGTTTACTGATTACTGCGTGTTTTGTTGGCTTAAGTTTATATGCAAATAAACATACATGTAAAGTTAATAGTAAACAGTAAGGCGTGAAAAATTGGATGTGGTTGTATTGTGAGGAAAAAAAAGACCGCAACAGGCGGTCTTTGGAGGAGTTAGTCTATCTCTAGGTCTTTCAGCATCTGAAGGATTTCTTGTTTGGACTTACCTTTCAGCCTTGCCTTGAGCTCATTGTCTATAGAGTTTACTTGGGCTCTGAGGTTTACCATGTGCTGCTCTTTTTCCCATTCAGCAAGGCTGTCGAAAAGGTCAAGCAATTCTTCATGGCGCGCATCAAACGGGCGAGGGGATTTTATCTCTTCACCCATTGGTTCTTCATCAAGATAACCAGGAGCCATGCCGTAATCTCGTTCAATACGGCGCGCAGCTCTCTCGCCGAACGACGCTTTGCCGTTGATCAGCTGTGAAAGGTAGCTCTTCTCTTTCTCCGGCAATGTTCTGCTAGAAAACCATGCCGCTAGGCGCTTACGCCTGATTTCTTTTGTGTCCATGCAGTCATTTTGATTAGTAATTTCTAAACAAGCAAAAACTTGACATTAATGTTTAGCTGTTTATAAACTTACAACTCAACACACAGGAGCAATTATGCAACTCAATGACTTTTTGAAAGCCGGTGGGCCAAGGACCCGCAAGGCCCTGGAGCAACACCTAGGGATATCGAAATCTTACCTCTCCCAACTTGCAACGGGGCGGGCTGCTATTTCGCCAAGTCGATGCATCGTTATCGAAACCTTCACCGATGGAAAGGTATCTCGATCTGATATGCGGCCAAGCGATTGGGCTGAAATTTGGCCTGATTACAAGCCAAAAAATAGCACAACAGCTCAGGAGGATACTGACTGATGGAAATCAAAAAACTGGCATATGAACTGGAGTCGTGGGCTCAGGAAAAGGGATGGAAGACAGTCACCCAGCTGATAACTCCGCATCATTTTGGCGATCTGCTTCAGCCATTGGATAACGTGACGGACCCTGACGAGTATGCGCGCCGACTGCACAACAACAAGCAGATCATTCAGCGGGCATTTCGGAAAGATACCCCGAACTACCTTAAACAGGCGCAAGCGCTGAGCTATGCCATCCGCACCGCCATTGATAACGAACTGAAGCAGAAAGACTGCATGCTCTACCGGGCTGCCAGGGTTAACAAAGAGTGTATCGAAGCCACCAACGCGGTCTTCACCGGCAAACCGCAACCGGTAATCAGGCGAGAAACCCTGGAAGCGATAGACGCGCTGGCGCAGCTGGTGGGCGTAAAGGTTCAAATCATGAACAGCCATCGGGCTGCATAACGTTCTGGAGGCAACTATGCGTACTTCTCAGGAATTAGCGAGCGCACTGGCAGAGCGCATGAAAAACGCGATGAATAACCGACCCGCTCAGGAGCCAGTGGATCGCCGCGGTGAAATCATTCCAGGGAAGCGATACCGCGACGAACGCGGGCGCATGGTGACTGTTTTACGTGCATCCCAGCTCCGCGTGTCATATCGCCGGGAGGGGCACACCGGCGTTAGTGAAACAGGGCGCCGAGAGTTTGAAATTAAGTTCACTGAGGTGAAGTCGTGAGCGTGAAATTATCTTCCTGGGTGTGGGACGGTTGTGCCGCACAAGGTGTCAAGGGCATAAAACTGCTGGTTATGGCTCGCCTGGCCGATTTTAGCTCGGATGAGGGTGTGTGCTGGCCGTCTGTTGCCACCATTTCCCGCCAGCTTGGGGCCGGGCGAAGTACTGTGATAACTGCGATAACCCAGCTTGAGGCAGACGGATGGTTAACCCGTACCGAACGTCGAAACGGCCAGCGCAGCGGCACTAATTTATACACGCTGAATGCTGAAAAATTACGCACGGCGGCAGCATATTTTCAGAGTTCAGATTCTGAACGTTCAAAATCTGAACACCAATTAAACAAGGGGTTAGCCAACCCTGATGATTCAGATTCTGAACATTCAGGTTCTGAACGTTCAAATCCCGAACGTTCAGAAAACGCGAATAAACAGGGTTCTCAGGGTTCAGAATCTGGACACGATCCGTCAGTAACTACAGATCCATCATTAAAACAGATCTCTTCGTCCGGAAATTCTGACGAATCTCCAGACGGCGAAGATTCAGCCAAAAAAATACCGGCCGCGAAAAAATGGGGCACACCAGAAGATCATCAATGCGCAAGCTGGATATTTTCCAGGATCCGAACTCTGTATGAACAAGCAGCCGAAACCGATGGTGAAGTTGCTCGCCCCAGAGAACCAAACTGGAACGCATGGGCAAACGAGATCCGGCTGATGCGCACTATCGACGGGCGCACACACCGCCAGATTTGCGACATGTTCAGGCGAGTCCAGAGCGACCCGTTCTGGTGCCGAAACGTGCTAAGCCCAGCGAAGTTGCGTGAAAAATGGGATGACCTGGTACTGAAACTGGCACCTGTCGCTCATAGCGGAGTAATGCGCAGTTCCTTTGACGATGAATACTACAAAAACGATAATGAGGTCGCAGCCAGCGCGGGTTTTAGGGTCAGACCTGAATAAAATGAATCAGGAGAATATTTTATTTGAGATAATCAAATTATGATTAAAATTTTAGTGGCAAGAAGGCAGGTAAGCCTGCCTTTCTTACCTGATATAATGGTCTCATACACCATGAGCGTAAACCTGAACATGACATATGCATGAATTAATAAAAATATTTTATGGCGTTTTACAGTAAACCTGACCTTTCTTGATTTCTCCAGGCCAGGATGTCCAGGGTTTATGAACATATTCGGCTACGACACGCTGACATTCCCTCCAGAGGATATCATCTCCATCAGTGCGAACAGTGCTAATACATGCCTGGCTTGGCCATACATCCCGGAGACGTGAATGGGTTACGGAGGTTGCTTCGATAATAGCGACACTCGGGACAATATTGACTTTAGCATTTGGGTCGATAACCCTGATGCTTGTTTCAAGATTTTCCTTGATCGTATTCCATTGTTGAACGGATACTTCATCCTGCATGACACATACCGGATAAGTAGCAACGCTGCTACATCCCACGAGAAATGTGGTTATCATGAGAGTGATGCTGGAATAAGCGTTCATCATTTTTCCAGAAACTCCTGGAGTGACTTCATGGTTTCGGATGCCACGTCGGACTGCAATTCAAGTTTATTAAGTTCCTGCATCGCTATTTCTTCAAAAAACTGAGGTTTAAGATATTCATCCATTTTCATTGAGATTACACTCAGAATATAAATCTGATCTGAGTTGTCGGTAAAACGCAGCGTTGTTCCTGTTGATTCATCGGAAACGGAAGATGAATTGGTTGAACTGTTTGCCCCTGCACCTACTGACCAGGGCCCAAAACTAAATCCTGCGTTACCAGAAGCTTTACGCCAGTCTTGAAATGAATCATACGCTTCGCTTGTCGTTTCAATTTCAATAGTCAAGCCTCTACCGATAACAGCGCTGACTGGTATAAGATTCAACGTACCCCTGGGACCCCAGAACTCTTCCTTATCGACATAATCCGTATACGTTAACAGGCCTTCGTCATACCATGCCCCACGCTGTATTTGAACCGGAATCATGCGTTTGAAAATGAATCTTAATTTTTGCGTTCCCTTTCTTAAATGATCTTCTACATGCCCACCGCTTGCACTTCCGCCACAACTGAAAAAACCATATGAGAAAGAACCACCAGCGGACCAGGAGGAGTCATAATGCTCAGAATGGAATGAACTTGATGTGATTTCTATAGTTTGTGGGGCATCCTTATTGAAGAAATCTTCCCATTTCATTCCGGGTTCAAGATTGGTTCTTAAAAAAGGTGTCCATGTATCAGGTAAGGCTAAGTCATCTTCAGACAAAGGGAGGTTTATAATTTCTCTGGCATTCATTTCACAATTGAATAGCGCGGTTGTAACTCTGGTCAAAGCCGGGTAAGCGGATTGTTTTGATTGTAGCGCTCCATACTTAGCCATCGTGTCTTTTTGAAGCAATGTTTTTTTTGGTGTGAAACCTTCAGGACAATAATTGGCATCCCATGTTTGCCTCGAAAGCCCGGGGTTGTTTCTTTTTTCCAATGCCCAGTCAGCATTCGCATCTCTGACGAAAATATTTAAGGCGCTTTGTGCTTTTGTATATATTTTTTGAAGCCTTTCAATCTCATCATAATCAACAGGGGCACTCATTCGTTTTGTCATTTCGACAAGCAGTGTTTGAAGGTATTGAATATATCCCTTCTGGACTGATTTGTTACTCTGCGTATATGCGGTCTGGTTTAAATTATGATACGCAGGTTGGTTATCACCCAAAAGCAATTTTCGGGTTAAGGCGAGTGCGGGATTGATACCAGTTATTGTAAGTGGCCTGAAGATAGTGGGAGACTGAACAATAAGTGGCGTACCAGGGGAGCCTGACATTTGTTCAAATTGCTTTGTCAGTGCGGACCATGCAGAGTCACTGGTTTCAAAAATAGACATAGCATACCTCCGAAATTACATGTGGAAATTCCTGGCTGAATGGATGAGCTTTACTACGTATACACATGACAAAGGATAACTGCTAAAAAAATAACCTCTCTAACAGGAAAGTAGTATTTTTTTGACGGAATCTATAGGGTAATAACGCTTAGTAATTACGCGTTCAACCATTTTGTATTTGAAGTGAAGATTACATTTGTTGATGGTTCAGGAGGTGAAGATAACGTTCTGCTAAGGGACACATGGCGCATTTCCATGGCTGCATACCATACACTGATTGCTGGCCGGTTATCTGAGAGATTGTAACTGATTCCTGCGCCTTGATAGCCGATCGGTTAGACAGAACAATTTCTGCAAATTGCTCTGTCTAACCTATAAAACGTCTGGTTAGCGGAGCCTTTGATGAATCAGTGTGCAGGGAATAAAGGACCGCTCCCGTAAGGGGAAGACCAACTTAGGGATATACCCATGAAACTAAATGAATTTGTCGCCGGATTAACTGAAGATGGTTTGCTTGTTTTATGTCTGTCTGATGGCGAAATAACCGACTATTTGGTAACCAGTACTACTTTGCACACACTGATACGCCGGGAAGGCAACACACTATCGGCCCGGGCTCTTACTGCGGATGAGAGGATAATCAACATAAACTCCCTCCAGGAAGTACTCAAGGTTCTCAAGCCGTAAGGGTTGATTTATAATAATCAAACGGGCTGAACACCCACTGATTACTGCGCCAACCTGAGGAATCAAAATGGCGCAGAGCATTACCCCAAATCACCTTCACCGCACGATTACGCGTGGTGTTTCTGCTCGTGCTGGTGGTCCAGCATGAAGAAAGCAGATAGCCTCCATCTTTCGCGTGTGGCCGCAATGGGCTGCATCGTGTGCAGAAATCAGAACCTGGGCGAAACGCCTGCGGAAATCCACCACATCCGAACCGGGCAGGGCGCAAGCCAGCGCGCTGACCATCGAAAATCAATTCCCCTGTGCCATATGCATCATCGCAACGGCGGTTATGGTGTGGCCATTCATGCTGGCCGCAAGCAATGGGAGAGAAACTTCGGTACCGAGTTGCAGCTGCTGGAGCAAGTCCAGTTAGAGCTGGGGGTGTTCTATGCCTAAATACATCATCACCCCTGTCGGAAAACCCCGCATGACACGCCGTGATAAATGGAAACAGCGGCCACCTGTGATGCGCTATCGCATGTTTTGCAATGAAGCACGTCTGCATGGCATCCGGGTGCCGGAGAACGGCTCTCATATTACGTTCGTTTTGCCGATGCCACAGAGCTGGAGTAAGAAAAAACGCGCTGCGATGGACGGCCAGCCACACATGGTAAAGCCAGACCTGGACAATCTCACTAAATCGCTACTGGATGCCTTATTTGAGGATGATTCCCACATTTGGGACGCCCGGACATCAAAAGTATGGGGCGAAACCGGAATGATAATTATCGAGGATATTAGATGAAACTATCGGTACCACTTAACAATTTTTATCCAAAGGACAGGTACATTATTTACATCATGGAGGTAGACGGGAATGCGTGATATCAAGATTGTACTTCAACTCTGGGGGGGATGGGCTGCGAGCGATAGCTCTGGTGTCGATTACTCAAGCATAGCAGCTGGCTTTAAAGGGCTTATTACTGAAACTTGCAAATCTCGACCCTCATGTTCTGATAATGATGCCCTGATTATTGAAGGCTGCCTGGCGCGGCTAAAAAAGAAAAAACCATATGAGTATTCTTTACTAGTAACTCATTACTTGTACGGCATTTCTAAGCGAAAAATAGCGAAAGCACGCAAGAAGGATGAGAAGCTTGTTCGCATTGAAATTCAAATGGCTGAGGGTTTTATAGATGGATGCTTAAGTATGATTGATGTTAAATTAGACATGGAAATATAATGAACAGCAGACCCTAACAAAATGATTTTAGTTTACGGTCTGCTAAGTAACACATTATTTTTTGTTTAATTCAAAAGCTTTGAGAAAGCTATTTGAAAAGTTTGAAAGTTTATTAACCTCTAATTTCGCCATTTCTATTTCAGCCGTCGTTTGACCTTTCTCAAGCAGGCAGTTCCTCTCTGTTTGAGCTAAGTTATTAACGACATTTGATATTACATTTGTGTCAGATATTTTTTCTGCGCATTTTATGGCTGCAAATTTAATCTCAATGTTTGTCATTTCATTTTGGAAATACTTGATTTCAGATAGGCTTGATTTATATAGTTTAAGAAAGAAATAAGCAAACACTTCAATCAGAACAACTAATGACAATCTCGGTATAAACCCTACGATAAATTCGAATTTATCCTGTGGAACGTCATTCGCAGTAATTACAAAATAACCTAAAAAAAACAACCCAATCACAGTCGTGAATATGCCTAAAGTAAGGTTAAGGTTTCCTCTTCGGGTCAGTGACTCTGTTTCTTTTTTTAGTCTGTCTAGAGTTTTGAAAAGTAATTCATTTAATTCATTTCTTTCTTTGTTGGCGTTGAATTTATTTTGTATACCTTCCAATATTTCAACCGCAACGCCTTCGGAAGCGTTTTTTAACAACTGTTCTCTTAAGGAGTTAATTAACTGTTCTTTTTCTTCTAAAGTAATGGCATTGTTAATAGATGGGTTTTTATTATCTTCTAGATTAAGCTTACTGATTTCTGATTCTATGCTATTTATTTTTTCCAATATGTATTCATGATATACATTATATGAGGAGTCGCTATTATATTTTTCGCTTGAGTTCAAGAAATCAACTGGGCTGAATTTTTTAAAGCCTGTTTGTAAATAAGCCATCACTATCGATACTGCTGACATTATCAGTAGAACTGCTCCAATAAATGTAATTATTTTTTCTTTTAAAGAATCATACCCAGCTAAATGGCTAGCATTGATTAACAATATCATTCCTAAAGTAAAGGGTACGAGAACCGATACAATTCTTCGTCTTTGTAACTTATCATATTGCAATTTTAAGGCTTTCAGTTTATCTGAATAATAATCTTCTTCGTTCATCTAAAATCTCTTTGCTGGAAGTAGTTGGTTAACATGGTAAATTACAATAATTTTTCAGAGAAATCACTAACGCGGTCCGCAAAAAAAGAAGTATTGTGATAAGAGTGGTTTCTATGCTACGGACCTAAAGCTTAACTCAACCTCGCCTAGTGGGATTTTGTCATTATAAGAGGCTGCCTACGGCGGCCTGACTTTTAACACCTCGTTCTGAGAGGAAGGAACCATGTCAATTAACAGGGGGCTAAATGTCCGATCCAATTTCTGGTCCTGGGTTGGCCGGTGGCGTCCTAACGGGAGCCAGTATATATGGAATGCTTACAGGCACAGATTACGGTGTGGTATTTGGCGCATTTGCAGGAGCCGTATTCTACATTGCCACAGCTGCTGATCTGACTGCAACTCGCAGACTGGCATATTTCATAGTGTCGTATATCGCCGGGATCTTATGTTCCGGGCTGGTAGGCTCAAAATTATCTGCCTGGACTGGATATAATGATAAACCGCTGGATGCCATCGGTGCCGTAATCATTTCTGCATTAGCCGTCAAAATCTTGACGTTCCTGAACAACCAGGATGTCGGTTCGCTGGTGGCGCTGATAACGCGCCGGGGAGATTCAGGTGGTACTAAATGACCCAACTGCAACATTAAACGCTCTGCTCTGCGCCGGAGTGGTGGTTACCCTGATGTTTTATCGTCGAGGTGATTCCGGGCACCGGCCGTGGGTTTCGCGTTTAGCCTGGCTGATTACTGTCACATACAGCGCTGTACCCTTGGCTTACCTGTGCGGGATTTATCCTCATTCTTCATGGGCCACTATTGGGGTCAATATGATACTTCTTTCCGTGCTGGTGGCCGTCAGAGGCAACATTGCTCGCCTGGTTGATCATCTGAGGCACTAATGAACCAATCACAATTTCAAAAGGCGGCTGGGCTAAGCGCCGGGTTAGCTGCGCGCTGGTTTCACCACATCGATGCTGCGATGAAGGAATTCGGCATAACAGTGCCACTCGATCAGGCCATGTTCATTGCACAGATGGGGCATGAATCCGGCGGGTTCACCCGGTTGGTGGAAAACTTGAACTATGCGGCGGAAAACCTTGTGCCTACTTTCGGCAGCCACCGCATTACCCGCCAGCAGGCTGCCGCACTCGGCAGAACGGCAACGCAACCGGCAAATCAAAAAGCTATAGCCAATCTGGTTTATGGCGGTGAGTGGGGCAAAAAGAACCTGGGCAACCAGGTTGCTGGTGATGGCTGGAAATATCGCGGCCGAGGCCTTAAGCAAATCACCGGGCTTAGCAACTATCGCAACTGCGGCCAGACTCTCAAACTGGATCTGGTTTCGTATCCCGAACTACTGGAACGAGATGAATACGCTGCGCGCTCCGCCGCATGGTTCTACGTCTCGCACGGATGCCTGCTCCATTCAGGCGATGTGGAGCGCGTCACGCTGCTTATCAATGGCGGCCGTAACGGTCTGGATAAACGCCGTGCGCTGTTTAACCTAGCAAAATCAGTGCTGTTGTGAGGTCACAATGGGGTTTGAAACTTTAATTGGTATTGCTGCAGCTGTCATTGCCGCCATCGCTGGCGCTTTCGGCCTGGGCCATATTCGCGGCACAAGCAAAGCTGAAGCGAAAGCAGATCAGCAGCGCACTGAAGATAACGCAGCGGCAACGGTCGCAGCAGCAGATCGCCGGGTAGAGACAACGAAAGAGGCCAGCAATGTACAGCAAAGTGTTAACCATATGTCTGGCGACGATGTTGATCGCGAGCTGCGGGATAACTGGACCCGTAAAGGTTGAGGTAGTGGACACGGCTTGCGACTGGGTTAAACCCATCTACGGCATGGCTCAAGATTGGGATGTGCTGGATAAGCAGACGAAGAAAGACATCTTGGCGCATAACAAAGCGTGGAAAATAAATTGTGAACGGTGATAAAAGGGAAGAAAGAAAGATTATTTCAAAACTAAGCCGGTGAGGTATGATTGCCAAGATTCTTTTCAAAGTAATCTCGGAGATAACATGAACCTTTGGGGCAAGGCAAAAGAACTTAACACAGCATATGCAGTTGGAGAAAAGCTGTATAAATTTGCAGTATTTATGCTAGTGTTTTCAGGCGGTTCTTTAGCAGGGTTGCTGGCTAGTTTTGATCCTTTTTTTAAAAATATGACTTTTTTTAGGTATTTTTTATTAATTATTCTTTTTGTTTTTTTGATATCCGTCATATTTTATTTTATCAACTCCTCCGCAGCAAGTTCTGCCAAGAAAAAATATTTTAACTCATTAGCAATTACTAACAGTAATGTAAATCCATTAAGTGAGACCTTCAATGACTTAATGATTAACTTAGAGGATCTGCGCTTACCGATGAGCGAGGTTCATAAAAATAAACGTTTCAAACGTTGTCACTTGGTAGGTCCAATGACTGTTGCATTAATTAGTGGAAATCTTTCCAACTCCAATCTTAATTTCTGCGAAGAAATAATAGCCTTGCCTGAGGAAGGGTATCTTTACTTACCTGGTGTAATAAAATTTTTAGATTGTACTTTTCTTGAATGTACTTTTGTTCAAGTTACTATTATGACTACTAATGGGACAGCGAAAGCAATAAAGGATATGAATCCAAATCAGAAAGTAATAGGTTTGTAAAAAAATAATTCTTCTATTTTTTAGTATTTTTGCAAATAAGCGGTTCATTGCAAATTAATTGTAGTTTTATCAAGCCCTCTATCAAATGGCCTCCCTGGAGGCCATGAAGAGAGTTATACCTACAATCTGGTGAAGTAACAATTATACCCAACAGATGATAAAGCAATGTTTAAGATCTCTTAGAGTTTTTAATAATTGCCAACGTATCTATGAATTTGGCGTGGGTGTCGATGGCTCTCAACGGCAGCATGCTCTGGGCCCGCCTAAGAAACTAATAGCTACGCTGCAATACACCAGCCCATCGGACGCGCACTTCAAAGAAAGGTTTCAGCTGCAAGCTTGGGCATACCGTTAAACTTTGATGGCTTTGCCGTACGACAAGCTCACGCCTAAAAGGACAATCAAATGCAGGTAGCTATTAATAGTGTCCCATATGCACCCGCCTGCGCAATTTCATCGCGGATCGGCATTGCAACAACGACACACCAACTCGCCGACGTTCTGAAACGAGCGCTGGAAAGCACCTGAGGCACCTGTCAGTCGGCGCGCTGGAATGATTGTTCATTTTGAGATAATGAGCCCCGATTAGGCTGGGGCTCATTAAAAATGAATCACCTTCCGCTAAGCACTGGTTGGGCTAGTTGCTGAGCTTTGTATTGTGGTGATATAGCAAAAAGGAATACAGCTAAGCCATCGACATTACCGTTAGGGTAATAGGTCGGTCCGTTTAAAGCTGATTGGAAAAGGCTAATCCGGTTTTTATAAGCGGATGAGGCATAGTACTCTTGAGCCTCTTTAAGAAGCTCATCGTCATTCTCTTCTAAGGCGCTGTTAAGCAAAGTCCAGCCGTTGTTGTTCAACAAGCTAGCATAACGTTCAGCAGTGGCCATAACAGCAGATGGAGAGACGGACAAATTAGCGCAATAGGCTAAAAATACTTCCATTGACAAGGGGCTCTTACCCGTTTCAATTTTTGCTAAAGCACTAGGAGTTTTATTGATTCTTTCGGCGAGTTGTGCTTGATGCATACTCTTTTCAAGTCGGATCTCTTTGATAATCAGTAATAGTACACTCGTGAAATTTGTTAATCTTCTTGAGGATTCATTCATGACAGCTCCCGATATATGTTAAGTTAAATCACAAGACATGTCCTTTCGGGAAGTTGTGCGTCCCAGCAAGACATTGTGATTGTATTTATACAACACAATGTCTTGCTGGGCAATATCATTTCCTAAAATCTCGTTGTCATTTATTATAAAGTGGTCGTGCTTTAAATAGATGGCTGGTGTTTTTTGAATAAAAATCATTCGGTTATGTTGTTTCTTTTGATTTTGCTTTCTAAATTTTTTCAATGGGTCCTCCGCGAAACTGATCAGCCACGGGGCGGCGCGCTCGCGGGAAACGGCTAGTTTTTCGGATCCAGGGTCATCATCATCATGTGCGCAGGTCTCTGATTTAATTAGGGGCCATTTTCTCAAGATGTCGAATCGTTTAAAAAGTGTTCACCATCATGGACCAGGAAATTGCCACTTTAAAACTCAATATCAACCAGCTGGCAGGGATAACCGGCGTACACCGTCAGACGGTTGCCGCGAGACTGAAAAATGTCGAACCTGCTCCTGGCAGCAACAGCAAATTAAAGCTTTATCTGGTGACTGACATTCTTACCGAACTGATGATTCCCACGGTTTCGGCAAATATCGACGATATGCCCCCCTCTGACAGGCTGTCCCACTGGAAAGCAGAGAACGAGAGGCTGAAGTTCGAACAGGATACGGGGCAGTTAATACCTGCAGATGAAGTGGCGCGAGAATTCTCATTGATGGCGAAAGCCGTCGTCATGGTACTTGAAACCCTTCCGGATGTACTTGAGCGCGACTGTGCATTAACGCCTGCTGCGGTTTCTCGCGTGCAAAGCGTTATCGATGATCTGCGTGACCAGATGGCCGAGAGGGTGCAGGACGCTGAAACAGAGGAGGAAGAGCCAGAGGAGGACTGATGGCAAAGCGGGCATCCGCCAGGGGCATCCGCCGCGATGTTTCCGGTATTTTACGTGCCCCGCGTCGTATGCCGGTGGCCGATGCGGTCAGTAATTATATGCGCGTGCCTATGGGGGCGGGAAACTCCGTTCCATGGGATCCGGATCTGGCCCCCTATGTTATTGAGCCAATGAACTGCCTGGCATCGCGTGAATATGACGCAGTGGTGTTTGTTGGCCCGGCGCGAACGGGTAAAACAATCGGACTTATTGACGGCTGGATTGTCTATAACATCGTCTGCGATCCGGCAGATATGCTTGTGATTCAGGTATCAGAGGAAAAGGCGCGCGAGCATTCAAAAAAACGTCTGGACCGAACTTTTCGCTGTAGCCCTGAAGTGAAAACCCGTCTGAGCCCAAGGCGTAACGATAATAACGTTTACGATCGTACTTTCCGCGCCGGTAACTATCTGAAACTGGGCTGGCCATCCGTCAACATCATGTCGTCCTCTGACTATAAAAGTGTGGCGCTGACGGATTACGACCGCTTTCCGGAAGATATCGACGGAGAAGGCGACGCTTTTTCACTGGCATCGAAGCGTACCACGACATTCATGTCCTCCGGGATGACGCTGGTTGAGAGCTCGCCCGGGAGGGATATCAGAGACACAAAATGGCGGCGTTCCACGCCCCATGAAGCACCTCCAACTACCGGAATATTATCACTCTATAACCGTGGCGACCGTCGCCGTCTTTACTGGCCATGCCCGCATTGCGGCGAATATTTCCAGCCGGAAATGGACAATATGACCGGGTATCGCGACAGCAGCGATCCTGTGCTTGCCAGCGAAGCGGCGTTTCTTCAATGCCCGGCCTGTAAGGGCAGGATCACACCGGATATGAAGCGTGTGCTTAACATGAAATGTGTGTGGCTCCGCGACGGGCAGAGTATCGACAGTAAAGGGCAGGTAAGCGGTGATGGCCGACGTTCCCGTATTGCCTCCTTCTGGATGGAAGGTCCGGCTGCGGCATACCAGACCTGGTCGCAGCTTATCTATAAATTCCTGACCGCCGAGCAGGAATATGAATCCACCCGCAGTGAAGAAACCCTGAAGACGGTTATCAACACCGATTTCGGCAGGCCCTATTTGCCTCGGGCCAGCATGGAGCAGCGCAAAAGTGAATTGCTCGAGCAGCGTGCCGAAGATGTCCCTAAACGTTCGGTACCGGATGGCGTGCAGTTTCTCACCGCGACCGTTGACGTACAGGCCGGGCGCAACCGGCGCTTTGTTGTGCAGATTACGGGTTATGGAAGTATGGGTGAGCGCTGGATAGTTGACCGTTACAACATCCGGCATTCGCTGCGCTGCGACGGCAACGGGGAGAGCATTCAGGTGGACCCGGCGAGCTATCCGGAGGACTGGGATCTTTTACTCACCGACGTCTTTGATAAAACGTGGCCGCTCGCGTCTGACCCGTCAAAGGGCATGCGGCTTATGTCGATGGCTGTGGACTCCGGGGGCGAGGACGGCGTGACGGATAATGCCTACAAGTTCTGGCGAAGATGTCGCCGCGAGGGGCTGGGTAAGCGTATCTATCTCTTCAAGGGTGACAGCGTCAGGCGTAGCAAACTTATCCAGCGAACATTTCCTGATAATACAGGCAGATCAACGCGTCGCGCACAGGCGACGGGGGATGTGCCTCTTTATCTTCTCCAGACCGATGCCCTCAAAGACCGGGTGAATAATGCGCTGTGGCGGGATTCACCTGGCCCTGGCTATGTGCATTTTCCCGCCTGGCTGGGCAGCTGGTTCTATGACGAACTGACGTATGAGGAACGCTCGAATGAAGGGAAGTGGAGTAAGCCCGGGCGGGGCGCAAACGAAGCATTCGACCTGCTCGTTTATGCCGACGCGCTCGCCATCCTTAGTGGTTACGAAAAAATCAAATGGCCGTCAGCTCCTGAGTGGGCACGGCGGGAAACGTGGATCGAGGTCACGCAGACGGAAACTGGCGAAATGCCATCCCCGTCGCCTGCGCCGAAATCAAAATCAAAACCAAAACGCGAGAAGCCCGTAACCGAGCAGGCTAATCCGTGGTCTTCGTCAGGAGGTTGGGTGTGAATCCAGCAGATATTCAAAACATGATCGACCGCTACGCCGCAGCCGAGCTGTCTGTTCTGGAGGGTAAATCAATCACTTTCAACGGGCAGCAGATGACGCTCGAAAACCTGTCGGAAATCAGAAAAGGCCGTCAGGAATGGGAGCGCCGACTGGCAACGCTCATTAATAAACGCCGCGGGCGACCCGGCTACAGGCTGGCGAGGTTTGGATGAGTTTTTTAGATGATGCGATTGGCGTGTTTTCGCCAGGCTGGAAAGCCTCACGCCTGCGTGCCCGTGCGGTAATTAAGGCGTATGAGGCGGTTAAGCAAACGCGTACCCACAAAGCCCAGAAAGAAAATCGCTCTGCCGATCAGCTCAGCCAGATGGGGGCGGTTTCACTGAGGCAGCAGGCGCGCTGGCTGGACAACAACCATGATCTGGTGATCGGCGTTTTCGACAAGCTGGAAGAAAGGGTGGTGGGTGCGAAGGGCATCATAGTTGAACCGCATCCGATGCTGAGTAACGGGAAGATCGCTAAAAAGCTGGCCACTGATATCCGCAGAAAGTGGGGCGAATGGTCCGTAAGACCCGATGTCACAACCCAGTTTACCCGCCCCATGCTGGAGCGGCTGATGCTGCGAACGTGGCTCCGGGACGGTGAGGTATTTGCTCAGCTGGTTCGCGGTACCGGAAATGGTCTTCAGCCCGTTGCTGGCGTGCCGTTCTGGCTGGAAGCGCTGGAGCCGGACTTCGTGCCAATGAACAGCGATGCCGCCACCCAGCTCAATCAGGGTGTTTTTGTCGATAACTGGGGGCGGCCTAAAAAATATCAGGTCTATAAAAGCCTGCCGGTGTCCGGGCGTCAGTTCGATACCAAAGAGATAGATGCAGAGAACATGCTTCATCTCAAATTCACCCGGCGCCTGCACCAGACCCGTGGAACGTCTCTTTTGTCAGGTGTCCTGATGCGGCTGAGTGCGCTGAAAGAGTACGAGGACTCTGAGCTGACTGCAGCAAGAATTGCTGCTGCACTCGGCATGTATATCAAAAAAGGCGACGGACAGAGCTTCGAGTCTGATTCCAGCAGCGATGACCGCGAGCTGATGATTCAGCCCGGGATGCTCTATGACGAGCTGCAGGCCGGGGAAGAAATCGGGATGATTAAATCCGATCGCCCGAACCCTAACCTCGAGTCGTTTCGTAACGGACAGCTGCGTGCTGTATCCGCCGGCAGTCGCCTCAGTTTTTCCAGCACATCCAGAAACTACAACGGCACGTACAGTGCCCAGCGGCAGGAGCTTGTCGAGTCAACCGACGGATATCTGATTCTTCAGGACTGGTTCATCGGTTCAGTGACCCGGCCCATGTACCGGGCCTGGCTGAAGATGGCTATTGCTGCCGGAGAAATCAAGCTGCCGAGAGGCATCGATATGGACTCGCTGTATAACGCGGTTTATTCGGGGCCCGTTATGCCGTGGATTGACCCCGTTAAAGAAGCGAATGCCTGGAAAACGCAGATCCGCGGCGGTGCTGCTACTGAATCCGACTGGATACGTGCCAGCGGTCGCAACCCGGATGATGTTAAGTCACGCCGTAAAGCGGAGGTTGACGAGAACCGTGAACAGGGCCTGGTGTTTGACACAGACCCCGCCAATGATAAAGGAGGCACCAGTGCCGAAGCCAAAGAACCGGGCGCGCCACCGTCCGAAAGCCAGCGTAAAAAGTAATTCGTGGTTCCGCATGCAGGCCAGCAATAACAGCGAGGCCGACATTTTTATTTATGACGAAATCGGGTACTGGGGCGTAACGGCGAAACAGTTCGTCAATGATCTCCGGGCACTTGGGGACGTCACCCACATCAACCTTTATATCAACTCACCCGGTGGTGATGTCTTCGACGGCATTGCTATCTATAACGCGCTTAAGCACCACGGCGCGGCGATTACCGTTCATATCGACGGTCTGGCCGCTTCCATGGCGTCGGTGATCGCTATGGTAGGCAATCCGGTCATCATGCCTGAAAACACGATGATGATGATCCATAAGCCATGGGGGTTTGCTGGTGGTGACGCGAGCGATATGCGCGACTATGCGGATCTGCTCGACAAGGTTGAATCCGTGCTTATCCCGGCTTATGCGCAGAAAACCGGAAAATCTACAGAAGAAATTGCGGCAATGCTGGAGGACGAAACCTGGATGAACGGCAACGAGTGCCTTGAACTGGGTTTTGCCGACCAGGTGACACCATCCCTTCAGGCTATGGCCTGTATTCATTCAAAACGTATTGAGGAATTTGAAAAAATGCCAAAAAGCATTCGCAACATGATCACCCCGCCGCGCAACACTACCCAGCGTGACCCGGTTATTACCCAGCCTCCGGCACCGCAGGCAAAAACAGACCCGGCACCGGATGAAAATGCGATCCGCGCGCAGGTAATGGCTGAGCAGAAAGCCCGCGTTAACGCTATCGGCGATCTTTTTGCCATGTTCGGCAATAAACATATGGAACTGCAGAATCAGTGTGTGGCCGACCCTGATTGTTCCGTCGAAAAGGCGAAAGATTTGCTGCTGGCAGAACTCGGTAAAACGGCCACGCCATCCAATAAAACCACCCAGCCGCATATTCATGCGGGCAACGGTAACTTCGTCGCGGATGGTATTCGCCAGGCACTGATGGCGCGTGCCGGGTTCGAAGGTCAGGAGCGGGATAACGTTTATAACGGTATGACGCTGCGCGAGTATGCGCGTATGGCCCTGACAGAAAAAGGCATCGGTGTGGCCAGCTACAATCCGATGCAGATGGTTGGCCTGGCGCTGACCCACAGCACCTCTGACTTTGGCAACATTCTGCTCGATGTTGCGAACAAAGCGCTGATTCAGGGCTGGGACGAGGCGCAGGAAACCTTCGAGCAGTGGACCAAAAAAGGCCAGCTGTCAGACTTCAAAACGGCGCATCGTGTCGGCATGGGTGGTTTCCCTTCTTTGCGACAGGTTCGTGAAGGGGCGGAGTACAAGTACATCACTACCACTGACAAAGGCGAAACTATCGCGCTTGCCACTTACGGTGAAATCTTCTCTGTAACCCGCCAGGCGATCATCAACGACGATCTTAACCAGCTCACCGACGTACCGATGAAGATGGGGCGCGCGGCGAAAGCAACGATTGGCGATCTGGTCTACGCCATCCTGACCAAAAACCCGAAACTCTCCGACGGCAAGGCGCTGTTCCATGCCGATCACAAGAACCTGAGTTCGGGCGCAATTTCCGTGGCCAGCCTGGATGAATCGCGCAAGCTGATGCGTCTGCAGAAAGAAGGGGAGCGTACCCTGAATATTCGTCCGGCCTACATGCTGGTTCCCGTCAGCCTGGAAACCCTGGCGAATCAGACTATCAAGTCGGCCAGTGTTAAAGGTGCAGATATCAATGCCGGGATCGTTAACCCTATCCAGAACTTTGCAGAAGTCATTGCAGAACCACGTCTGGATGAGGCTGATGCGAAAGCCTGGTATCTGGCTGCCGCGAAGGGCACCGACACCATTGAGGTTGCGTATCTCAACGGCGTCGATACCCCTTACATCGATCAGCAGGAAGGCTTCACCACTGATGGTATCGCCACGAAAGTACGTATCGATGCAGGTGTGGCACCGCTGGACTATCGCGGCATGACCAAATCCACTGGTCAGTAAAAAACAGTCCTGACAAACAGATGCCCGTAAGGGCTTTTTTTATACCTGAAACCAGCCCCGCAAGGGGCTGAATGGAGAAATTTATGGCTAAGAACTATGCGCAGGACGGGAAAACGATCCCTCTGGTAAACAGTGGTACAACCGACATTCAGAGCGGCGACCCGGTTGTTGTTGGCAAACTTATCGCTGTGGCGATTACGGATATTCCTGTCGGCGATACCGGGGACGGCATTACTGAAGGGGTATTCCTCCTGCCAAAAGTCCCCGCTGATGCAGTTACTGCCGGGGCGCAGGTGTATCTCAAGGGCGGCAAAATTCAGATCGAAGAAACGGATGCCGTTGCCGCAGGTATCGCCTGGGAAGATGCAGGGGCAAGCACCACCGTCGTTGAAGTTAAGATCAATGCCTAATCCCTTTGACCGGATGGCGGCACGCATGGACGCGGCCACCATAAAAAAGATGGGAAAGACAGCGATCATCAAAGGCAGCAGTTATGACGTTGTTCCCGCTGAGCAGCTCGAGGAAATGGGACCGTTGACGGGGACAGGTACGACGCTGGTGGTTTTCTCTGAGCTTTACCAGCCGCGGCGAAACGACAGTGTCGACTACGACGGTAAGAACCTGACCGTTACCCGCTTTGACATGTTCAATGGAAAACCCCGCATCCATCTCGAATGAGGAGGTGCTATGTCTGTAAAAGGACTGGAAAGGGCTATTCAGAACCTGAACAGCCTCAGCCGCTTAATCGTTCCTGAGGCAACGGCAAAAGCACTTAACCGGGTTGCCAGCAGAACGATAAGCCAGGGCAGCAAAGCTGTAGCGAAAGAAACAAAAGTTGATGATAACCGGAAAACGGGGCTTCCGGTTCGTCTTGTCCGGCAGCGTTCCCGTTTACGCAAAGCGCGTCACGACCGTCCGGTTGCATCGATAAAAATCAACCGCGGTAATCTTCCTGCAATAAAGCTCGGCACGGCACGCGTCAGGCTGTCGCGTAAAAAAGGTGCCAGAAATGGAGCGGGCAGTGTCCTTAAGATCGGACCCTATACCTTTCGCAACGCGTTCATTCAACAGCTGGCGAACGGACGCTGGCAGGTCATGCGGCGCGTAGGTCAGGCCCGTTACCCGATTGATGTGGTCAAAGTTCCTCTGGAGACACCGCTCACAGTGGCTTTCACCTCTATTTCAAAGCGCCTTATTGAAAGCGACATGCCAAAAGAACTGTCCGCGGCCCTGAAAAACCAACTGAGGATCCACCTGAAGCGATGAACCGACACAGCGCAATTCGTGCAGCCATTCTGGCAAAAATGAAAGCAGACATCACCGACCCCGTCACCTGGTTTGACGGACGTCCTGTTTTTCTTGAAGAGCAGGATCTTCCTGCCGTTGCTGTTTACCTCTCTGATGCGGAGTACACCGGCGATTCGCTCGATGAGGATTCGTGGCAGGCGGTTGTCCACATCGAGGTATTTCTCAAGGCCTCCAGCCCTGATACCGCGCTGGATTCCTGGATGGAAGAGAAAGTGTATCCGGCAATGGCCTTCATCCCGGGACTGAATGATTTAGTCGAGACGTTCACCCCGCAGGGTTACGACTACCAGCGGGATGATGAAATGGCCACGTGGGGTTCAGTCGATTTCACGTATGTAATCACCTATTCAATTTAAGAGGTACTTATGCCTACTCCAAACCCGCTGGCTCCCGTGAAAGGCGCCGGTACCACGCTTTGGCTGTACACCGGAACGGGCAATGCTTTTGCAAACCCGCTCTCGGATATTGACTGGAATCGCCTGGCAAAAATCAAAGAGCTGACGCCGGGCGAAATGACCGCCGAATCTTATGACGACACCTACCTCGACGACGAGGACGCCGACTGGAACGCGACCGCCCAGGGGGCAAAATCTGCTGGCGACACCTCGTTTACCCTCGCCTGGAAACCGGGCGAAGAAGGGCAAAAAGACCTGGTCGCATGGTTTATTGACGGCTCAGTGCGCTATTACAAAATCAAATACCCGAACGGTACCGTAGACGTTTTCCGCGGCTGGTGCAGCAGCCTGGGTAAAGCCATTCCGGCAAAAGAGGTCATTACCCGTACAGCGAAAATCACCAATACCGGCAAGCCGGAGCTGGCTGAAGAAAGCGGGACCCCGAATATCCCCGTGACCGGCGTTACGCTCGATAAAGCCACGGCAAGCGTGGCCGTCGGCGCAACCACAACGCTTAATGTGACGGTTAACCCTGCCAGCGCCTCAGATACCTCGTTCCGCGTGGCAACCTCTGACGGGGCAAAAGCAACGGTCACCGTTAGCGGCAATGCGATCACCGTCACCGGCGTGGCGGCGGGCACTGCTGACATTATTGTTATGACCAGCGACGGTAATTTCGTTGCGGTCTGCAAAGTCACCGTAACAGCAGCGTAAGGAAGGCCGCATGTTTCTGAAAAAAGAGAAGTTCACCTGGCAAAAAGAATCACTGACCATCTTCGAGCTGTCGGCGCTTCAGCGTATTGAGTTCCTTACGTTTATGGCCGCAGAGGAAAAGGCCGTGAGCGTTGACAGCGATGGCATCAGCGATCAGGAAATGACGGCCAGGCTGATTGGCTCAAATATTCGCTGCGGTGCGCGTTTGATCGCGATGTCTTTGTGGCATAACGATCCGGCTGGCACGGATGTGGAGACGCTTTATCAGCAGGTGCTTAGCGGCTGGCCGCCGGAGGCGATCGGTAAAGCAGAAATGGAAATAAAGTTGCTCTCCGGCATGCTCGTTCCGGTTGATGATGACAACGCTGCCGATCCGGATGCCTCAGCGGAGGCCGAAAGCGCAGAACCCGTTACGGCGGAAAAGCCCTTGCCAGCGAGCTGAAGTTCGTCCTGAATCTGGCGCGCGAGTTCGGGCGACCCGACTGGCGCGCCATGCTGGCTGGAATGACTTCCAGTGAGCTGGGCGACTGGCACCAGTTCTACCGGGAGCATTATTTTCAGGACGCGCAGCTCGATGCGCATTTCTCAGAGCTGCTTTATTCCATCTCCACTCTTTTCTTCCGCGACCCGGAACTTACCCCCGCTCATTTCAGCCTGCTTTCTCCTTCCGGTATCGTCATCAGCGATGACGAGCCGGATGATGATTCGCTGATGGCCGCAGCTGAGGGGATAACAGGAGGTATCCGATATGGCCCAGCAGATTAGCGATCTGGTCATCAACCTTGACGTCGACAGCGCCACGTTTAGTGAGCAGATTGCCCGCATAAAGGGGCAGCTAACCGGGATGGCTGAGGACTCTGAAAAAGCCCAGACGCGAATGCAGCGTGCAGCGGACCGTCAGAGCGCGGTATTAAAGAGCGTGGGCGACGCTGGCGCGGCGGCTGCCGCAGATATGAAAGCCCGACAGTCTGCTGCAACGGAAGGGCTGACCAAAGACTGGCAGAACGTTTCTAAGTCCGTTGATGAAACTCACCGCCGCGTGACCGAGCTTAATCAGCGTATGCGGGAAAATGACGGACAGGCCGCAGCGCTTGCCCGCCGGCAGGATGAACTGGCGGCATCCTTTTTCCGCCAGATTGACGGCGTTCGCCAGCTCAATGGTGAAACGCAGTCGCTTGCGAACGTGCAGGCGCACTTTCGTGCGGCAAGGGCACAGGGCAATATCACTCAGCAGGATTATCTCGCCCTGATTTCCCGCACCACGGCCAGGCAAAAAGAGCTGCAGATCGTGGAGGAAAAATCGGCCGCCGCGCGTACCCGATTCCTCAGTCAGCTGAAGCAACAGGTCGCAGAGCAAAAACTCTCCGGTACCGAGCTGCTGCGCATGAAGGCGGCGCAGGTTGGTGCAAGCGATGCGGCTGAGGTCTATATCCGCAAGCTCGAGGCTGCCAAAGTGGCCACGCACGGTCTGGGCCTGCAAAGTGCCGCAGCGCGGCAGGAACTGGGGATACTGATCGGCGAAGTTATGCGCGGTAACTTCGGCGCGCTTCG